CTTGTAAGTGGACTGTAGGTCACGGGCATCGATATAACCCTCTAGGATTGGCTCGCCTTCGATTCGCTTGTCTAGAATGACCTGCTTTCGTGATGTGCCTTGATCCTCGCCAAGTATGTACAAATAGTTAGCATACTCTTCCAGGTTCTTCGTGTATTCTTGGCTGATGATATTGCCTAGATCATCACTAAACCTTGCGCCCTTCTTTACAGAGCCCTGGTAGATGTCTAGTGTGTTTAGCTGACCATTGCTAACGACCTCACGCCATCCAAGTCCAGAGGCTTGGCAGAAGTCCTCAAAGCTTTCACGTAAAGTAGCCCACGTTGTCTCTGTTCGAGTGACCTTGGCTGTCAGCCCCCTAGCACCTACTAGATGGATGTCTAGCCCTCGCTGGTTATTGGTGATCAGCTTACGGAGTCCTTCTTCCACGTTAGTAATGGCTACGGTGCTCGTGTTTATGCGGGCACCTAGGTTATCTAGCTTGCCGTGTATGATCATGTCGTCGCCATCAGAGGTCTGGTCGCTACGTTGCACGTAGTCGATAAAGAGTATCTCGTTACGGTCCTTACAGACCACACGGTTATGCTCTATCAAGTACTTCACGTTCGTGTCAGTTGGCCTTGCATGAATCTCTGCGGAGCCAGACTCCCAGTACTTAGGATTCCATTGGATGCTCGTTACATTCTGAAGCAGGGCCTGCGGCTTACCGCTTTGATCATAGATGATGTATTCCATGATCAAACACCTGCCAGTGTTTCTTCAAAGGTCAGCCTTGTTTCAAGGCTAGCCTCTTTGCTCGTAGCGCTGTAGCGTAGCACATTGTCGCCCCTAGAAAGTAGGAAGAACGTACTATCGTAATCCATGTACTCGAAGGCATTTATTGTCTGCCCACCGCGGATAAGCACGGCCTCTCGTTCGTTCGGCTTCGTGCATACCCTTAGCACATCGCCACTATTCAGTGTCAGCTGAGAGAACGAAACGTTCTCGCGGGTGTCTACGTTCAGTAGCTTTGGTCCGGTAACCCCATCGGCTAAAGCCGTAAACTCTACGGTAAAGCCAGTATCTATGTCACCTCTATTGGTGAGCGTCTGCAATGGAGTGATCACACGACTTGAGATGCGCCACTTATTTGTTGACGAGTAGGCCTGTGGGAATCTAAAGCTTGACGACAAGGTCGAGAAAGCTATTTGATCTCCATCGGTAAGTCTTGGATATGGATATGGCAGTTTCATCACAAACTGGAACGTCTGCCATATCGGGTTCTTAGATATCTCTGGGGTATTGGTCGGTTGGCCTTGCCAGTAGACGTCCACGCCTTCCACTGTGTTTATGTATCGGATCATGGCTCCGACGCCCGGCAGGATAACCGATAGCAGCCTTTTACGTGCTTCTGGTGTGTACTTGTATCGGCCTTCGATGGTCATCGACTTTGATGCAATCGAGGCACCTGTTATGCTTGATCCGACTTGATTGGTCACGGTAGACTCGCTGATGTTTATGGTGTTTGCCGATAGGCCATCAACGTCCGTTATCCGGATGCCGCTCTCTTTGGAGAACTCCAAGGAGTCGCCATAGTCATTTGTGTAAATTACCTTTACTGCCATGCCGCCCTCCTTATTGCGTTCCTTGTTTCCTGAGCCATCTCTGATGGTGATAGTGAGTCATGTGAGTTGATGGTCTGGTTAACCGTGTAGCTATTGCCACTCGTTACATAGCCTCTAGAATCGCTCACAGCGCCTTCTAGCGCTAGCCTGGACGATAAGCTGTCCGCGTTAAAAGCCGCGCTCAGAGAGTCTCCAGCGTCCTTCATAAAGGCGATAGCTTTGGGCATTGTGTCCTTCATACCTTCCACCATACCTTCTGGTATCCACTTAGCTTGTGCTCTGAATACTCTAGATGGTGAGTGAATGCCGAGTGCGCTCTTAAAGCCATCAACTAGGCCGCCGGCTAGGTTGCTGAACCAGCTAGTTAGCCCGTTCCACGCGTTCTGGATGCCACTCTTGATGCCGTTTACAATGTCGCCACCAAGTGAGAGCATCTTACCTGGTATCTCTTTGACCTTGTCTACGATACCGTTAAAGAACTTCAAGCCCGCGTCTACTGCCGCATCTCTCATGTTGCCTGCCCATGCATTGACCTTGCTTAGGGTGTTTATGAACCAGTTCCAAATCTGACCAGGGAGTTGCTTGATCCAAGTAAGCACGCCGTTCAAGAACTTAGAGCCGGCGTCTGTAGCCTTGGAGTACATATCTACTGCCCAGCTGTTCACATTGCTCACGACGTTCAGTAGCCAGCTCCAGATGTTACCTGGTAATTGCTTAAACCAGTCAATCACGGAGTTGAAGAAGTTCGTTGCGGCATCTGTGCCCTGTTGGATGAGGTTACCTGCCCATGTGTTGATGCTGTCTAAAGTCTGCAGTAGCCACGTCCAAATATTGCCAGGTAGTTGTTTAAACCAGTCAATCACGCCGTTGACAAACTCGGGGATCGTTACGGTCACGAAGTCCACGAATGACTGACCCAGCTCTACGAGCTTGCCAACTACAAAGCCTACCGCGTAGCCGATGTAATAAGGCACGGTCGTGCCA